TTCTGCTAATTGTGATTGACGCATAGATTGTGCTTCACCTGCTAATCCTTGACGCATACGCTGTCCTTCGGCAATAGAAGATTGTGCTAATCCAGATAATTGGTCAGAATGCGTCATTTCTAATCGACTCATAGCATCATTATATGCAGTAGAACCTACTGGTAAGCCAGAATTAATTAATTGTGTGTGTAATTGAGTTTTTTGTTGATCCATTGCTGGTTGTAACCGATTTAAAGCTCTATCATAATAAGCTGTTTCACTACGAGTTGCATAATCAGATAAATCATCAGTAGTTGCTAATGGTGTAAATCCTGTTGTATCTACCCCTCCTCTATATGTTGGTAAAGCTGAAACATCAAATTGTCCACTAGGTAATTCTCCTAATCTTTGTCCTGCTACATCTAAATATTGTCCACCTATTTGTGCTTGTTTTTGTCTTTGTGTTTCATACTCTGGTCGTAAAGAATATTGTGCTTCAAATCTTGGTTTATCTGCTGTACCTACATCAGTCCATTTTGTTATATCATAAGGACTATACACATCTGGTCTATTCATAATGCCTTCTACAATAGCGGTTTCTTTATTCGCCGCACCTTGTGCTACTGCTGCTCCTGTATAATCTGGAGCTGGTGGTGCTTTTGGTGGACTAAATAAATTGCTTACAAATTTCATTATAATTCCTTTCTTAAAATTACTTCTCGTTTTTTATATCCGTTTAAAACTTTTTCCCAACCTGCTCGACCAACAATTTCAATATTGTCATACTGTCGGTTTTTTGCATATTTTTCAACTTTTTCTGTAATTTTTATTATTGATTCTAATTTTCCTCCTGCAATCCCTATCCTTAAAGTGTTTAAATGACTAGCAGTTATAAGAGAACAATCTTCATTTTGAAACAGTTGATAAGTATTATTTTTAATACCTTTTTCTAAATCTTCTCTGGTTATAAATTCTTGTCCTTTTTCTATTGTTGGGAATAATTGTTCCCATATTTTATCTGTAATTACCATTATAACCCCCTACCTATTTCAAACATAATATCAGTAGAGTGCCATTTTACTTGTTGAAGTTTTGTACTTGTTCTAATACGAATAGATGCACACCACCCTATATCTGAAACACTACGCCATGATTGAGAAGTGGATATTGTTCCAGCCCAAGACGATACATCCCAAGTCGCTGTATCCCATTCTGCTCCAGTAGTAGATGCTGCTGAAGGTGTGTAACTAGAAGTGCCATCAGTAAAATCAACATCAAAGCCTATTCCTACAGGTAAATCTGCATCACTACCCATAACTGGTCTTATCGCTGTAAATCTTTTGGGTGAACCTCTCCCACCGAAATATACAAAAGCTGTTTTAGCAGACGCTTCTATATTTTCATCATTATCACTTGTTCCATTATCTCCTTGAAATACTTTAGTATCGCCACCAAAATATAAAACACCATTTAAAGTTGCCCAACAATAAGAATTTTGTCCTGTAAATTTTCCCCATGCACCAGTTGTTAAATTAACAACATATTGTACGAAACTTCCTGCTGTACTATCAGGAACATTAAATAATCCATATTGTCCTTTTGGGTATAAAATAGCTTCCCAACCAAATTGATCTCCAAAATTATTAACGGCTGTTGCAATACTACCACTAATTTTATCAGATATTGCTACCGCAGGAGCATTTTCTCCTGTAACTAATGTTTGTGATAATGGCATAAATCCTTGCTCTGTTATTAATACTAAATCAGAATTTACATTAATTAAACATCTCTTTCCTATAGGTCTTGCTAATTTAAAAGTACCGACTATTGACCATTTAGTAGCATCTGACGGATCAGAACCTGTATATATTGCTGCTTCCCCATGATTAGTTACAAATACAATATAATCATCAGGACCACTACCACCATCTCTAGTCCAAGTGCCTATAGCTTGTATATATCCCCCCATATTAAAAATACTACCTAAATTAAAAGTAGATACAGTTCCAGCTATACTATTAATAGGCAAATAACCAAAACTTAATGAATTATTAATACAGAAAAATAATCTTTCTTTAAAAACTGTAACATTATTAAGAGTTGTACCTGTAACACCACTTAATGTAGGTGTAGCCCACGCACTACCATTATAATGTCTAGGTGCATCTGCTCCATTTACTATAAATAAATATCCACCACCAGATATTGTAAAATTAACATGCTGAAATTGTGCATTACTTAATGATGTAACTACTGCACCACCTACTGAACCAGCACTTGTAACATCATAAATATTAGCACCACTAGCTGCAAATAATTTGTTTGTCGCACCAGAAGAATATGCCATTAAAGATTGTACGCTACTAGGTAATCCTGTTACATGACTTGTATAACCATTTCTTACAGCAACATCTGTACTGCCTGGAAAGAAATTATCTAAACGAATTGCATCTTGTTCAGCCATCATATCAACAGCATCTCTAGTATTCAAACCACCGATTGGTGCTGGAATAGAAGTTCCTTGTCCTGTAGGTTGAAACATCATATTCATTTACCAATTTCCTCTCAATCCAAACATAATTCTATTTTCATCTTCGTCTTGGTTCGCTGTATGGCGATAAAGTGCATCTACTACCCAGTTTTTATCTATAGGGTAATTTACACCAGCATATATATTTTGATCTTTCCCAAAATTAGTGCTTCCTCCTATACTTGTATAATCAGTAGGATTCCATTGCCCTCGAAGATATTCATTTCCACCAAAATCAGTATTATAATTAATATTAAGTTTATCTGTGTTATACCCTATACCAGCTCTCTGAACATCATCAAAATCGGTATAACCAGTAGCGTTCCATTTTCCATCTGGAGAACGCCAGAAAATTTCTCCATCTTCATTTTGCGTAAAATCCGTATTTAAATTAATTCCCATACTACCAAGAGGAGTATTCCCTCTAGCAGATAGATAAGCACTTTCTTCTTTATCATAATCTGTTGAACCTCCTAAATCTATATTAGGACTTTTTAAATGCAATCCTGTTCCTTCTTTTCCTCCTTTACGGAGTTCGTGTGCTAGATACGCCCTCAAATCTTCATCAAGTACAAATTCTTTTTCTATTATTGCAGAAGCATCTTTTTCTTCATTAGGTGCTAATAAAGTAAGGTTTTGACTATCTGCAAAATCAGCCCTAATTCTATCAGGAGAAGCAGATATTTTAATAGGAAAATTAGTATTTTTAAAATATTCACTTTCTACTTTATCTTGTAAAACTTCAGCCATTCTTTTTTTTTCTTCTTCGTCCATTTATCTATATCCTTGATTTCTTCTTAATGCTGCTGCCATTCTTCTCATTTCTTCTTCTTCTGTTGTATCATTTAACATCATTCTTTTTCTGCCATACATATTCACATTTCCACCAACTCTACCTACTTCTTTATCTGGCACAGTATATGTAGGCATTGATAACTTTGCAGGAGCAGGTATTGTGTAACTTGATGGACTAAATGGTTTTTTATTTGCTTCTTCTTTTTCTCTATCTCTTACTACTGTATTTCTTTCAGGGTCTGCCATTGAGTCTTTTTGTTGATTTTCTCCTATTTCTGCCATAGAAAGTGGCTCATCTTTTAAAACTCTACTTAAAAGCCTTCCTTCTGGATCATAAACTGGATTAAGTAGGCTTTGTGCTATATCCTGCCAACTCCCTGATTCAGGATTAGCTCCAAAAAGCTCATCTTGCCAATACCATTCATCTTCCCAAGCCATTATTTTTTACCTTTATTTGTTTTACCATAACCACTTGCATAAGCTGCACGCCCTTGTGCTGTAGCTTTGGATTTAGTTTTATAAACTTTTCCTTTGCTACCCCATTTATAACCACCTTTTGTTTTTGTAACTGGCATTATAAAGTATAATTCCCTTCTGGTTCATTAACTGGGAAATAAAATCTTCTCCCACCACCCATTCTTAAAATAGATTTTGCTCCATCTTTTGCCTGTTTTTCGGCTACTTTAATTTGATATTCTTGAAGCTGATTATCATAAGGCAATCCTTTTTGTTTTAAAAATCTCCATATTACACCCATAGTAATAATATCTTCATCTAATATGGTAGTGTTACTATCGGCTGCATAACTATCAGCATTTGCTGAACCATCTCCTGTTGTGTCTACCCAATTTTTCTGTATATATTCAAAAAATAATTTTTGTCCTGCTGTAGGAGTTGGGTTTAATAATAATTTATTCCCTCTTATTCGGAAATAATTAGTTACACCATTAACTACTATTCCTTTTAATCTTTGCCATTCTGTATTATTTAATGGACCATAAAACTTTCTATTTGTTGTTCTATTCCACATAGTATCATTAGAAAATCTTAAAAAATCTGTTGCTATACTGGTCATAGCACCTTGATCCTCTTGTGCTAATAAAGTATGTTCTTCTTCTTTTATTAAAACTTGCCAGTCATAACCAGATACTAAATTCTTTCCTTCTCTATCAGCTGCTGCCAATAATTGTATAACTGTTGTGTCCGTTGAACCAACAATAGTACTAGGAGATGGAACTCCTATTTCATTTGCTGCATCTTGGCATATTGTTAATAATGTCATGAGCCAACTACCTGTAATGGTTTAATATCATGTTTTTTCATTAAAAATTCTTTAGCTTCTTTTCTATAATCTAATGTGCCTTTGCCTAAACCATGACAAGCACCATCAGATAATTCTGCTAATTGTTCTACACATTCTACCCCTTCTAACTTTAATGCGTCTATTTTTCTTTTACTCATACATTCTAATATATCTAAATTTGTTGTTTTTATTGTTTTAGCTGGGCTTTTATCTTTATAGAAAGATGCCCATTCTTTAGGAAAATCTTTTTTTAATTGTTCTGATTTTTCTGATACTTTATAAATTACGGAATTAGGATCGCCTATTAATTTTAATTCTACTAAGTCAATACCTTCTTCTGATTTATAAAAAGTTGCTCTTAAATTAGACATTTTATTCTCCTAGTTTATAGAGGGCAGTCTAAACCACCCTCTATATATTTTATATGCTACAATGGAAATTGACACATTACTATTTTTGCACTTGCATCTATAGCAGTTGCACAAACAGCATCAGTAACAGCACCAGATACATCTAATGTTGAATCTCCTGCTCCTACTAATGTTAATGCGTTACCATCAGCACCTGCTGTTAAAGCAGTTGTTAATGTTGCTGGTCCAGTTACCTGAATCCAACAATATTCTTCAGTAGCTGGTGCTGATTGAAGTACGCCAGCTCCTGCTCTTGCAGTATCACTAACATCAGCAGTAACAATAGTTGTTTGTCCTGCTGAAGTACCACTAGCAGCGTAATATCCTACTACATTGCCAGCAACCGCAGCTACTGATCCTGCTCCAACTACATATTGAACATATTTATAGAGTTTACCATCAGAAGTTTGACCTATTTGACCTAATTGAAAGTCAACAGTCGTACCTGTTGCGGTAATATCTATACCCATAATATAAGACATAATATTTTACTCCTTTACTATGCTTGTATGATGCCTTGTCTTGCACGATTTGAAACAGTCATGTTACCTGCCCAAACTACTGGCAATACCATTGCATCTTGGTTAACAGAAGCCTTCTCACCTAAAGGAGTAAATTCTCTACCTTTAGCTGGACGAAGGAATAAATAGTCCGTATTCAGCATATACATAGCTGTTGCGGTACATTGATCGTCATAAAACACAGGTGCATTCATAAACATTAAGTTCATAAATCCAGCACTTGCTTTATCATCACTTGTAAACCTTTGATTGGTTTGTAGTGAAGCCCAATAATATTGGAAATAAGTAGTGCCAGCAACTATGCAATCAGGTTTATCTGCACCTCTAATACAACTCAACCATAAAGTATTCATAGCTGTTTGTATTGTAGTTGCACTAGCTGTAACACCTTCACCAGAGAAATCATAAACTTGATTTTTCCAGAAAGTATAAGTTCCTGAGTTAATTCCACCAACAGTATTTCCAACTGTTCCCGGAACTATTAAAGCTAGTCCACCTAAATCTTTACCATCAGTTCCTGTTCCGTCTGCGTATAAAGAAGTCGCCATTGTATTTTTTAATGACTTTTCAAGGTTTTTAACCCTTGATTTTAATAAGTTAAACACTTGCTCTTTTCCAGAGTTTTCTACTTGCTCTAGTCCAGAAATCACAACATTACCTGCTAATTGCTTATAATTAAACTCGGCTGCTGTGAATACATTACTTGTTGAAGTATCTAACACTTCGTAGCCACTATACCATTTTGTAGTGCTATTTGCTGCATATTCTAATTCTTGCACAATAGTTCTACCACCAGCTACGATTTTGTTGCCTTTTTCGTTTATTACACGAAGTAAAGCGTTGTTATTAGTGATATTGTCTGCCATTGTCCTGCTATAATTAGCAAGAGTGGTAGTAACAATCTCAGTAAATGTACTATTTGGAGATGCCATTTTATCTGCTCCCTAATTAATTATTATACCCTGCATCTCATCTGCTAAATCCTGCTCCCTCAATATTTGTCATTAACAAACTATCCAAATCAGTCGCTTTTACAGAACCTTTCGGTGGGTTAGCAGAACTAGAAGGTTTTACTTTTCTAGCTTTTTCTACGGCTGCTTTCCTTTTGCTATCTTCCTGCTTTTTTACAGTTAATTGTGAGTTCTTTAATGTTTCTTCATATAAATCATCATCAAGTCTAACTGCTTTTTTGTAAGCATCATCTAAACCTTTTGCTTCTCCAGCATCTATTAAATTACCCATTTTAACTCTAACTTTGTCAAAATGTGGGTGCATTAAATTGCCTTTTGCATCAGTTTTAGTGGAAAATTGCTCTACTGTTTGCTCTGTTTGTGCAA